CTTTGTTTGTCGATCCAGCATACCGAGGCGTTATCGGTGGTCGGATGATTCGCGTTGCAGAAGCAGAAGCAAGATCACGAGGCGCGTGTCGCGTGTTGTGGCACACGAGATCTGGAACAAAGTTGCACGAGTCGATGACGAAGCATGGATACTTTCCCGCAGATATCGTGATGATGAAGGAGCTTTGATATGGGAATCGAAATTGCAATCGCAGCAGCGGCAGCAGCGGCAGCAGCCGCAGGAACCGGGTACGCCGTATACGCCGGAGAAAGGGCCGATAAGGCACAAGAGCAGGCGCTTGGCGAACAGCGCCAGGCCCAGCGACAGGCCGAAGCGCAGGCCGCTTCGCAGCAGCGCCGCAGTGCGCAGGCGATGGCAGCAGCCAACCGCCGGCAGCCTGACATGGGCAGCATCATGGCGGGCGCAGCAGAAGGCGCAGGAGGCGGGCCGACCAGCACCATGCTGACCGGACCGACCGGCGTCAACCCGCAGGATCTGGCGCTCGGGCGCAGTTCACTCCTTGGAGGCTGACATGGGTGTGTCTGGCAACATCAGCGCACAAGTTGCACAGGCAGCGCAAAAGGAAACCGTTGATCCGGAACGTCCGTGGCTGACGATGCCGAAGCAAGATGGCGGTACTGGTGGCTTGTTTGGTGGCAAACCTCAAGCAGAACAGCGTCCATTGTTCTCGCCAATGAAGACCGAGGATCTCGTCAAACTCAGCGCAGAAGATCGCAATGCGTACTTCGCCGATTACGCCAAGTATGGGAGCACTATGGCTGGCCTGAACATGGCGGCTATGGGTGGCACGCAGGGATTCGGCGGATTTTTCCAAGCGTCCAAGTTGGCACTCGGTCCAGCAGCACAACAGCAGGCGCTCAACGACATGCTGTTCCCACGCGCACCAGGCGGTTTCCTGCCAAGGGCTGTTCAAGGTCAACGCACCCCTAACGCACCAGGCGCACGATGAGCGAATACACCGGCGACGCACAGTCCTACCCAAGCGCACCTACCCGCGACAAGCTGTTCACGCGATGGGGGCAGCTCAAGTCTGAGCGTGCGTCGTGGCTGTCTCACTGGCAGGAGATCACCACCTACCTGCTCCCGCGCAACGGGCGCTACTTCCGCCAAGACCGCGACAAGGGCTGGCGTCGGCACAACAACATCTACGACAACACGGGCACCCGCGCACTGCGCACGCTCGGTGCCGGCATGATGGCTGGCGCGACCAGCCCGGCACGGCAGTGGTTCAGGCTGGCGACCGCCGACCCGGAACTGAACTCCTACCAGCCCGTCAAGTTGTGGCTTGATGACGTGACGCGCCGCATGCAGCTCGTCTTCCAGAAGTCCAACACCTACCGCGCCTTGCACACGATGTACGAGGAACTCGGTGCGTTCGGCACGGCCACGAGCATCGTGCTGCCCGACTTCAAGAACGTCATCCACCACTACCCCGTCACGACTGGCGAGTTTTGCATCGCTACCGACGCGCAGGGCCGCGTTGACACGCTGTACCGCGAGTTCGAGATGACGGTCGCCGCGATGGTCAAGGAGTTCGGCTACAAAAACTGCTCGGTCACCGTGCGCAACATGTGGGACCGCGGCACGCTCGACCAATGGATTCCGGTCATTCACGCTATTGAGCCGCGTTCCGACCGCGACCACAAGAAGCGCGACAACAAGAACATGGCGTGGGGTTCGTGGTACTTCGAGGTCGGCGGCGAGGACGGCGTGTTCCTGCGAGAGAGCGGGTTCGAACAGTTCCCCGCGCTCGTCCCGCGCTGGGCCACCGCTGGCGGCGACATCTACGGCAACAGCCCCGGCATGGAGGCGCTTGGCGACATCAAGCAGCTACAGCACGAGCAGTTGCGCAAGGCGCAGGCCATCGACTACCAGACCAAGCCGCCGCTCCAGGTGCCCGTGTCGATGAAGAACCGCGACGTCGAGACGCTGCCCGGAGGCATCTCGTTTGTGGACGGCGCGTCAGCAGGCATCAAGACGGCGTTTGAGGTCAACCTCAACCTCCAGTACCTGCTGAACGACATCCAAGACTGCCGCGAGCGTGTTCGTGGTGCGTTCTATGCCGACATGTTCCTGATGCTGGCGGGCCAGCCGAACACCCGCATGACGGCCACCGAGGTCGCCGAGCGCCACGAGGAGAAGTTGCTTATGCTCGGGCCAGTGCTCGAGCGCCTGCACAACGAACTGCTCGACCCGCTGGTGGACATCACGTTCACCCGCATGTTGCAGGGCGGCATCATCCCGCCGGCCCCCGAGGAGTTGCAGGGCATGGACCTGAACGTCGAGTTCGTCAGCATGCTCGCCCAGGCGCAGCGTGCCATCGGCACGAACTCGGTGGACCGCTTTGTCGGTAACCTCGGCCAGATCGCCACGATGAAGCCTGACATCCTCGACAAGTTCGACAGCGACCAGTGGGCCGACATCTACGCCGACATGCTTGGCGTGGACCCGTCGCTCATCATCGCCGACAAGGAGGTCGCGGCCATCCGCACCGCCCGCAACCAGGCGATGGCGGCCAAGGAGCAGGCGGCAGCGTTGCAGCAATCGTCGCAGACGGTCAAGAACATGGCCGGCGCTCCGACGGATCAGCCCAACGCATTGACTGACGTGATGAACATGTTCTCGGGATACACCAGCCCATCGGCGCTGGAAGTTTGAAAGGACCACCATGCCATACCTGAAGCAAGGCAACAATTTCCTGTACGACAATACGACCAATGACATCGTTGGCATCAAGGACGCGGACGGAGGCGAGAAGTACTTCCCGATCATGCGGAACGAGCCGACCTACGCCGGCGCGACCGCAGCCGTGTCAATCGTTGCTCCTGCGGCAACGTTTACCACGCTGACCTATGAGGACAGCGCCGGCAGCGTGCGTCTGGTGAGCGCCGGCATCCATAGCCTGACGAACGCTGTCGCGCAGAACAAGCTCGTCCGCGTCACCTGGGCTGGCGGTACTGGCGTCAACGGCCTGTACACGGTCACCGATGTCAGCGCGGCTACTACGAAGATCACCATCGACTACCCGCACGTTGCCGGCCTCGGCACTCCAACCGTGACGGTTGTCGGTAATGACATCACCATAGTGTCGGTGACCATTCCGGCGAACGCGATCAAACCAGGCATGGAACTTGAGATTGACGCGCTGTTTGCGATGACAGCAAGCGCCAACAACAAGATCTTCAAGATAAACATCGGCGATGCCGGATGGTATTCGCAGACGGTTGCCGCATCAAACGCGAGCCTGTCCGTTGATAAGCAGGCGTGGGCGAACACGGCCACGACTCTGGTCTCGAACGCTCTCGCGGCACCGGGACACGGTACGTCAACTGGCGCAAACGTCACCATGACCCCGACTGGCGGATTCGGCATTGCGCAGACGTTCGCCATCACCGGGCAGATTGCAACCGCCAACGAGTTCATCACGCTTGAGGCATGGAATCTCAAGATCACCAGCACGTGACGGTGCCCGTAGGAAATCAGTAACTCCATAAAGTTCCGACGTGAGCAATTACGACCCCCTCGACATCCGTGGTCAGGAGCGCAGCAAGGCCGAGCGCGACCAGCGCGAACGCCTTGAACGCGAGAACGAGGCCGCCGACGTCAAGTGGCTGATGAACAACAAGCGTGGCCGGCGCATGGTGTGGAGGCTTCTGGACAGGGCCGGAGTGTTCCGGTCCTCGTTCGCCACCAACAGCATGACAATGGCCTTCTCTGAAGGTAACCGTAACTACGGCCTACAGTTACTTGGTATTATCCATGCCGTATGCCCGGAACTTTATCCGGTCATGTTGAAGGAACACACGAATGAACGAACCAACGACGATGCTGGCGACCCCAACCAGTGAGGCGCCCACATCATCGAATGCCAGCAACACCTCCGCGACGGCGGAGAAGTTGTATGGCGAGCAGAAGGCGTCTGCACCTCAGACTGCGCCCGCCGATACGGCTAAGGCGCAGGACGCCCCTGTGACCGGACAGGCAGAGAAGGCCGCCGAGGCACCCGCCGACGCCAAGCCGACCACGCCTGAGAAGTACGAATTCAAGGCTCCTGAAGGTCAGGAGTTTGACGGTGACACCATCACCGCGTACTCGGAGGTCGCACGGGAGCTTCAACTGAGTCAGGACGCTGCGCAGAAGCTGCTTGACGTCATGGGCCCGAAGATGGCCGAACGTCAAATGGCTCAGATTCAGGCCGTTCAGGGCGCTTGGATGGAGGCATCCAAGCAGGACAAGGAATTCGGCGGCCCCGCGCTTGCCGAGAACTTGGCCGTTGCCAAGAAGGCGCTGGATGCGTTCGGCACCGCCGAACTCCGCACACTGCTCAACGAGTCTGGGCTGGGGAATCATCCGGAGATCGTCCGGCTGTTCTTCCGCGCAGGCAAGGCAATCAGTGAGGATCGTGTCGTGACGGGCTCGACCGGGCAGGCCAAGGCCGGCCCTAAGTCGTTCTCCGATCTGGCCGATGTTCTGTACTCGTAACTAACCTCTACAAAGGAATCGCAACATGGCAACTCTCTCTACGTCAAATCTGACGCTGGCCGACTGGGCCAAGCGCACCGATCCGGATGGCCGCGTCCCGGTCATCGCGGAACTCCTCTCGCAGTCGAACGAAATCCTTGAGGACTGCGTCTTCAAGGAAGGCAACCTGCCGACCGGCGACCGCGTGGTCATCCGCACGGGCCTTCCGACCGTTTACTGGCGCGCCCTCAACCAGGGCATCCCGAACAGCAAGAGCACGACTGCCCAGGTCGATGAAGCCTGCGGCATCCTCGAGGCTCGCAGCGAGGTTGATAAGGATCTCGCCATGCTGAACGGCAACACCGCTCAGTTCCGCCTGTCCGAAGATGTGGCCTTCCTTGAGGCCATGAACCAGACGATGGCGACTACGCTGTTCTATGGCAACCCAGCCATCGATCCGAAGCAGTTCCTCGGCATTGCGCCGCGCTATTCGGCTCTCTCGGGAAGCAACAGCGCAAATAACGTGATTTCTGCTGGCGGCAGCGGTTCCGACAACTCGTCGGTCTATCTTGTTGTGTGGGGCGACAACACTGTCTATTGCCCGTTCCCGAAGGGCAGCACCGCAGGTCTCATGCACGAGGATCTCGGCGAACAGACCGTCTACAACAGCGATGGCAGCCGCCTTCAGGCATATGCCACTCGTTACCAGTGGAAGAACGGTCTCGTGGTCAAGGATTGGCGCTATATCGTGCGAATCTGCAACATTGACATCAGCGACCTGAAGGCAACTACTAACACGCAGGCGTCGAATGTTGCGACTCAGCTCGTCAAGTGCATGAACCTTGCGCTGGCTCGCATCCCGAACCATGGCATGGGACGCGCAGCGTTCTACATGAACCGGACCATCTACTCCGGTCTTGCCATCCAGGCAATGGATCGTTCGCAGAACGTTCTTGATGTTCAGAGGGGTCTGTCGCAGTTCGGCACTCCGCAGAACTGGCTGTCGTACCAGGGCGTTCCGTGCCGTCGCGTTGACACGATCCTTAACACCGAATCCACCGTGTCCTAATCGGACATACAGAAAGAGAGAACAACAATGATTACTGACGCATTCCTGCGGCTTGAAAATGGCGACTCTGGCAGCTCTGCCATCACTGCCGACCGTGTGACCGAGAACGTCATCGACCTGCTCCAGGCCCGCGAAATCGGCGAGGGTGCTGACCTGTTCATGGTCTACACG